GACATTGCCGTCACCTAAAGGTTCTTTCATTAAACTCATGTATATATTATATCATAGTTTGTACTGAATGTACATCTATATTGTGAATGATTCTCCACAGCCACATCGTGCTTTCTCTTTAGGATTATAAAATTCAAATCCTTCATTTAGTCCTTCGACTTTATAGTCTATCTCACATCCATCTACATAGGCAAGAGACTTTGCGTCAACAAGCATACTAATACCTTTATGGTAAAAGCCATGGTCATCATCGTTTGTTTTGTCAGCAAATTCTAAATGGTATGCTAAGCCTGAACAGCCTGTGGTCTTTACTAATACCCTGAGTTTACGATCCTTTACTTTTGCTTCTAATTTTTCTGCAGCAATTTCGGTTAAGGTTATCATAGTAGTATGTATATAAAAGAAGAACCGGAGTATTGGGTTATAAGGAACTCCGGAGAAAACCTCAACTAACTAAACTAAGCAGCTAGTGCATAATCGATTTGATTTCCGATTAAATTTTTCATGTTTAAGTCTTTGTTGACTGACGAGCTTTGAGCGGATCTGCTACCTAATCGATGCCGAATCTCCCCCATCATAAATATACGGTTTGCCACAATGTGGACAGAATAATTTCTTTGGTTGCCAATCATCTGAGACAGCGATCGACCACCATCCCATACAATCTTTACAACTAAAATGCCAAATTATTTCTTTCATATACTTATGGTGGAGGAGGTGGGAATTGAACCCACGTGTTAAGTGCTCCTACCTAAACCTTTACGTCGTTCTCACTTCATTGAATAATGAATGTTATGCATCATCATGAGTTAGTAGCTTCCACAATACCGCTGCAGAAATCAAACCTACTAATCCAGCGTCACCTAGCTGAGAGACGATACCAATAATGGTACCAATAACGTCGCCACCTAAGAAAGGTACTGCTCCGCCGAAAACAATTTGTAACATGATCGCAAGACCAATTAAACTCATTGCTACCGTTGTTGCAGCTGCTACGCCGCTTGTGATTTTATCTAACATATATTCTCCTATGTCGTTTTTTAAAAAGTAGTTTAACCTTATCGCGAAGGTGGTTCATCCTTAAACTGTTCGTTTATTTTATCATTTAGTTCAAGGAATAGGGGGAACAGTGCATTGGATAACAATCCTATGAGAGCGAGTGTAACTATAAATCCCGCGCCTGTCCATGTAAGTAGTTCAATCATATTTTATTTATATATCCTGTTGCCTCCAGGCTACAAGATTTATTCAATTTAAAGAACCATTATAACATAATTTATAGGCAAAGTACACAGCAAACGCAACTATTTTGCTAAATTAGTTAAACAAATCCATATGGTGAAAGTTTAGCCGCTTTTCTTAGTCTTATCGAAGAAAGGCCAGATTTCTGGAGACTGATTAGTATCTGCTTTGTGCATACGATGCATCTTATCTATGTATTGATGTTGGTCTATATCAGGATCTATCATACCATCTTCAATGAGAGTATCCATCCAAGCAAAATAAACCTCTTGTTGATCAAATTTTAATTTATTAAATTTGTTATTATAAGACACAACTCTCACAATAATCATCATACTCTTTATCAGATGCAAAGTCTTTACGTTCATAATCCATAGTGTCTGATTCGTCTTCCGAAGCCATGTCATTTGTATTAAAGTAATACAATTGCTTACCACCATATTTATAGAAAGTAATAAGATCCTTCATCATCTCAGACATAGGAACTTTATTATCCTCATACTGAGCAGGATTATAACTGGTGTTAATAGACATACCTTGATCTACATACTTCTGAATAACAGCCATGATCTTTAAGTAACCATCGGGTCCTTTCTGATCCCATAGCAGATCATATTTGTTTTTCAGGTTATGAATTTGTGGTACAACCTGTGCCATCACTCCGTCCTTGGATTGCTTGTATGATACTAATGCTCTTGGTGGTTCTATACCATTCGTGGCATTACCGATCTGGGCTGAGGTTTCAGCTGGCATTATAGCCATTAACGTTGAATTTCTTATGCCATCCTTTAAAAGCTGCGCCCTGAGCGCCTTCCAAGGCATTCTTTCCTTATGTTTGACTAATTCATTGACCTCTTGTTTATATGTGTCTATTGGCAAGATACCATGCCCGTACTTAGTCTCTAAATTTTTATAACAAGTTCCACGCTCTTTTGCTAGATCTGCACTAGCTTTTATGAGATAATATGACCATGCTTCTGCGTACTCGTCAACGGTGGTAAGGGCTTCATCATTGTACTTTAATCCACGCTTCGCTAAGAAGTAGGCAAAGTTTATGATCCCTACACCTAATGGTCTGCGGTTCATTGTTGATCTTTGTGCTGCAACAATAGGATAGTCTTGATAATCTAATAGAGCATCAAGAGAACGTACAGCTAAATCACAATACTTCTCAAAGTCTTTAGGATCATTAATTAATCCCCAGTTAATTGCACTGAGAGTACATAAAGATATTTCACCTTTATTAGCATCATCATAAGACTCTAGTCCATGACTAGGTAGATTAATTTCACAACAAAGGTTAGACTGGTGTATCGGTGCTTGTTTCTCGATAAACGAACCGTGAGTATTTGCATGGTCTACATTCTGTAGATATATCCTTCCTGTCTCTTTACGTTCAGTTAGGAATTGAGAGAATACCTCAATGGCTGGTAGAGTCTTCTTACGGATCTTACGTGATCTCTCATACTTTTCATATAGCTCTTTGAATAGATCTTGATCCTCAAAGAATGCATCGTATAACCCAGGCACATCATGAGGAGAGAAGAATGTAATGTTACCACCCTCTATTAATCTCTCATACATAAGCTTATTAAATTGGAATGCATAATCCATATTACGTACACGTGTCTCATCCGTACCACGATTATTCTTTAGAACAACAAGATCTTCAAATTCATAATGCCATACAGGAAGATAAACTGTTGCTGCACCACCACGTACTCCACCTTGTGAACAAGACTTGACCGATGCTTGAAACAATTTAAGGAATGGAATTAATCCAGTGTGTACAACAGATCCATCACCTATGTGTGAACCTACAGCTCTTAACTTACCAGCATTAATACCTAAGCCAGCTTTCTTTGAGATGTATTTAACGATTGATGTGGATGTTGCATTGATAGAGTTTAATGAATCATTGGTCTCAAGTACTACACACGAAGAGAACTGTCTTGTAGGTGTACGTACTCCAGCCATAATAGGGGTAGGTAGAGATATATAGAATTGAGATATAGCATCATAGAACTCACGTACATATTTCATACGTCTTCCATTGTATCTACCGAACAGGGTCATAGCAATCATGATGTATAACACCTGAGGTGTTTCATATATAGTTCCATCAGATCTGTTCTGAACAAGATACTTCGATCTCATTTGCTCCATACCAGCATAAGTGAAGTCATCATCTCTACTATGATCAACTATATTCGAATCAATATAATCTAATTCAGCATCAGAGTATTGATTTAATATATCAGCATCATAGACTCCAGCCTCGATGTTATGATCAATGATATCTTTTAAAGCCCAAGGGTTTTTATCACCGTATACTAACTTCTTAATCTTATAATTGATTAGCCGTGCAGCAACAGTTTGATAGTTAGGTGTTCCCTCTGTGATTAGTTCTGCCGAGGATTTGATTAGAAGATCATGGATCCTTGTAGACTCCATCTCATTATATAACTGAATGTTAGCCCTCATCTCTATTTCAGAAATAGAAACTCCTACTAAATCATTACAAGCCCATTCTAGCACCCTATGAATTTTATTAATATTAAACGCTTCGGTTTCGCCCGAGCGCTTAGTCACGAAAATAGACGTCATGTCACTCCAAATTAAATTTTATTGTAGGTATATTATATCACACAAAGGGTGAAAGTACATCCTTACAATATATTATTAACAGATATAAAAATGTTTTCTTGTGTTTTATATATAGGAACACCAGCGAAATATCCTACTGGCTCTATAGAATCTAATTTCACAACAGTTCCTTTCTTGCTTTCTTGCAAATTGTGATTTAGTATGTGTTGACCTTCTTTAAGTTCTTTAAACTCTTCATTAATATTAATAGAAGTATCATGACCTAAGTCTTGTAATACCTTTAACATATCCTCTTCCGCCATACCAGTCTCTTCCCTAAGAAGAAACAACGCAGCAGCATATGAAGCAATTCTACTTTTACCAAATGGTACTTTCTCTAGGATTCTTTTAAGATTAAAGACCATCTTATGAAAGACAGTGTATGTTTTCTTTTGAGCTGAAGTTTGAACATCACCTTTAACTAAGAGCACTCCATTTTTGTCAATAACACCTTCCTTATAGGCATCGGTTTTATTCCACTTAGTTGTAAGTAAGCGGATAAATTTATACGTTATGAATAAATCTACAGCGCTTTCTTTTAAATAAACTTTACTCATTTATATCTTCCGCAATACGTTTATAATCGTTGAGTCTAATGGAACTTCAACGTAATCTTCTTCTGGTAAATAGTTTAAATACACCAAAAAGGTTTTAACAGTGCTTCGCAAAGTAATATCTGTCTTAGACATTAATATTTCTGCACACACGTCAGGTCCTAATACATTACCTAATATAATAATATGATTTAATATAAGTCTTTCTTGTAAATCATCATCACGATAATATCTGTTAACTAATCGATTAATATACTTAAACCTAGATATATCTTCCTTAAAATCTTCAGTTGTAGCATACTTGTCTTTCTTATAATGCTTTGCAGCATATAACTCGAAGTTATTCTTAGTCAATTCCATAATATATATTTATCCTTTAAAGGGGTGTTACTTCTTTTTATACCAAGCTTTTTTCTTTTTAGGTGCCGCTTTCGCTTTAACCGGTGGTGTCTCTGACTTTGCGTTTGCTGGTGGTTTATTCCAGTTATCCATAAACTCTTTGCTATGAACATAAAAACTATTATCGTTAACTACTACTATTTTACCTGTATCTTTATTAACAATACCGTTTGGTGTGCAAATAGTATTTGCTAATCCACCTGTTTTACTTATTGCCATACTCTTCTCCTAATTATTTAAACATATATCTTGAAGCCAGAAGTTTTTAAAATTTCCATCTCCATTCAATTTCACTTTAACATGATTGGCTCCTAATGTATCTATAACTCCTTCTTGACCGTCATTTGTTTTCACTGGATCTTTCACGTTGAATAACTTACCAGCCACAAACTTTTCTCTTAGGTTTGAAGCCTTCTTTAATTTGACATCTTGTCTAAAAGATTTCTCTTCTTTTAAACCCATGCCTGAACGAACTGCATTCATCAGTCCTTCAGCATCTTTAAATTTCTTTGGTAGACCACTAGTGAATGCTACAAGATCATTCTTCTCTGCTGCAGCTCTCATCTTCGAGGCTGACATACCATCTGCACCATCAGCATCAGGATCTCTCTCACCAGCTTTTATAATCTTTATATCAAGGAAGTCATAGAAACCATGCTTACCCTTTACACCATTATATTTCTTTATTAGTTTTGAGAATTCATCCACTCTATCTGAGCCAACAACCAATTCTAAATTCTTAAATCCATCCTTGTGGGCAATAGCTAATGCATCAAATATCGTCTTGACTTTTTTATCCATAAGAATCATACGAGCATGCACAGGAAATACCTTACGCATGTACTTTATTTTAGTCTTCCACTCTAGTGGATTCTTTTTAGCATCTTGGGATTGGGTTGCATAAATTCTATGAACACCTGTACCTTTAGCGTGACTTACATCTAAAAGCTTTTCATGACCAATAGTAGGGGGATTAAATCGACCCCAATTTAGAGTTACAGTTTCAGCTGCAGCCTCCTCAAGATAGTGTTCTTTAAAACTATGCAATGACATTATTTGTCGTACTTTACTTTTTGCGCAGTTGCTATAGACTTTTCAATGTTATCCATTGCATCCATAAAGATTCTATGCTCAGCATCGTATTTTCCAGAGTTGTCACTCATGCTCGGGCCAACATCTTGATCCATAAATCTTATTTGATCCATAAGCTGCCTTAATTTAAAAGTCTCTTTCTTTAAATCTAAAAATTGTTTAACCATTTGTTGTGGGGTGAAAAAACCTTTCACTCTCTTTGGTCTCTTTGCTTCAGACATATCTCTTAATGCTGCTGCAACTGTTATTGGTCCCTTTGTCATCTTATCTCCTATTTAATCTTTTTAACTTTAGCCATGGCAGCTTTTAACTCATCGCCATCTTTAAAGTCAAGGTATACTGCAACGTGATCTTTACGTTTCATCATACGAAATTTGCCAGTGCCTTTGACAGCTTTTTGAATCTCTTTTGCAGAATCAACATCTGTTTTAATTATTACTCTTGGACTATCAAGCTCTACAGCTTTGTTACCAAGAACACCTTTCATTTCTGTAGGAAGCTTAGCATTAAATTTACCAACTTTGACTTCACCTGGAGCTGCTTTAACGTTCTTTGCAACCCATCCAGCTACTGCTTTTTTCATATCAGCTACTGTTGTATTGTCTTTAACAGTTAATACAGTCTCATCACCTACAACTAATGAATCATCATCCATGTATGGTTTACCTGGGTTTCTGCCTAATTCTTTTTTAAAGTCTTTTGCAATAGCATTCATAGTTGCCCCTTCAGGGTTACCATTCCACTTATCGTTATCTTTTACTCTAGCCTCAACAAGGGCTCTAATTTCTCTTACCGTCTTCATAGTTTCTCCTTTTTACCGGTTTTAGTTACTTAAATTATTATACGCAGCTTCTATATCTGACTCGTATGAAGCCACCCATTTTAATACCAGCGCATAACCGCCACCGCCATTTTTCTGAACCCACCTTGAATTGAATGTTTTCATTGCCAAGTTTTTTGGTCCAGGTAATATTACTTTTACATTCCAAGGTGCATTCCTATTAAATTCTGGATCTACAGTACTTTTAATAATTGCAACTACTAGTTCTTTACCTAAATCTCCATAAGTAATAAACTGTGTAGCATTTGCTTTTTTATGTACAATATATTTTGAATCTACATCATGCATAACAAATTTTCCTTGGCGAATACCTGATTTTTTAGCATTCTTAGGATATATTCCTTCTAATGGAACTGCACCCAAATCACGCTTAGATATATACGTCTTAGTAACGTTCATCCAATCACGAATATCCACTTTGGCTTTAACTTTACGGTTAAACGCTGCAGTCCATTCTGGATTAATAGCATTACTAGCTTCTCTAATTTCTTTTATTGTTATCATCGTGATTCGGACTCCCATCCTTTGATTATGTCTTTACTAAAGTTATTATATGAAAATTCCATACGGTCTACGATCTTCACTGCACCATTTGTTAGGTGATCTATAGCAACATAGCCTTCGGCACCTGTTACTCTGAACCCGTCTTTAGTCTTTATAAATGTATTTATACTATCCATACTATCCAAGTGTGTTAATAGCTTTTTCTTAGCCATAACCAATTCATTCTGCATATCAAACATACTTATAAGCCCAGATTTGTTCTCATCTGAGAAGAATTCTAATGCTAAAAGTTTAGCTTCTTCTTTCCTGTCCTTCCCAGCATCCGACTTAAGACGCTCTTTTTCGGCGTCGTAACGAGATGATATCCAGCTGATGAGCTCATCAACGTAGGCTTTCGAGTTCGTGACATCCTCTTGCGATCTAACTTTCGTATTGCGAAAGGTATTGATATATAAATTAATATCTGTATTTGTAGCCACGTCAGTAAGCGTACTGGAGGCAATCTTCTGAAAGAGTTTCCCAGCGTTTGATATGTGTTTCGTAATTTCATCTGTATCCTTTTTAGATAATGTGGCTAAACCAGATATGTCAGGAAAGTTAGCAGACTTCTGCCATACTGATCTGACCGTCTTAAATGCTGCAACGGATACTCCGAAGCTTGCACTCATCTTTTCAAAGGTTGCACCTTGGTAATAAGTATGCCACACTACTCCAATCTTCGATCTCATAATATCTTGAGCTGCTTCAACGGGTACTGCATATACTATAGTATTAGGGTGGAAAGTTACATACTTCACACCATCAATTGTTTGTTTTTTAAGATCCTTTTTAGTGAACATGATATCACCTTGGTAGACCCCCTTCTTTATACCAAGTTTGCTTAATTCTTGAAATGCTACGGTTAGCTTAGCTGCTAAATCACCAGAGGTATCAGCCTTTACTTCCTTGACTGACTTATATACCATAGGATTCTTATTGAATATTCCTTTCTTTGCAACAAAGAACTTACCATCAGAAGGATCTATACCAGCGAATACCGCAGGTGCACCGTCCCATTTGACTGTTACTTGTTTATTATCATTAGTATGACCAGCCAACATGTCTCTTAAATCTCTTAAGGCAAAGATAGCTGACCGTGCTCCTTGTACTCCACCGTCAATCACCATGTCCTCAATATGAGTCATGTGAGTATTCTTAGCTTCTACTATGTGCCGCTTAAAATTCATGCAAAGTCCTTGATTTTACTTAGTGGCAAAGTTGTAGCACCTTCAATATCAAAGGTGATAGTTCCCTCACCATGTTTTTTAAATGATATTTTGTGATAGTGTGGTTCATTGTTTTTTAATTCAGCAAATATATACATATTAATTACGTAATATTTTTTCTCTGGTTTAATACTAAGCATACAAAGCTTTGTATCTTTATTTGTTAAGGCTGGATCTGTTTGACTTATTGTACCAACAGTAAGAACGTCAACAACTGCACCACCCTTTGAGCCATATACTTTAACAACAGGCAACTTAGTATCACCCATTTGCATAGAAGCATTCAGAGTATTAATAACATCAATACCGTTTTTATTTACATCAGCAGTAATCTTATTAAGAATATTAAATGCTATACAGTTACTTGCTAAAAATGCAATTGTGTTTTTATCAACCACGATATCAGAATTCTCTTTAATACTACTAGCTATGGTTTTACTATTAATTACCTTGACTGTTTTAAATAACTGCTCAACATGTTTAACATATTTTTTATTTGCACGATCCTCCCGCACAATAGCATTCATTATTTGTGAAGCTGTTGCTTTTCTTTCCATTACCATTCCTCTGGTTATGCTTTGCATAAATCTATCTTCCTTCTTTGTTTCCTGCCCTAATAATTTGTTAGCGGCTTTAAATAAATCACCTGACCATTTTTTAATTTTTACTACAGCAGCTTTAAATGCATTTAGTGTAGCTGTGCCTAACTCTTTAAATTTAGCAAGTCCATCACTAAATAATCCTTCCTGTAATATTTGATGGAATTCAAGATTAATTTGGTTTTGTTCTAATTGTAATTCTTTATATATTGTCTCTAGACCTGAAGCTGTAAGGTTACCATCCTCAATATCGTACATACCCTTTATTAATGTTGTGATCTTACCGAGCTTGGCTCCACCTTTAACTTTCTTTAAAGATATTTGATACCAATCAATACCATCACATGACAACATACCTGTCTTATCATCAGATATAATAGGTTTATCACTAGCTAACGCTTTATATAAATCTGCTTCTGTACCATTAATAAGAACACAGTCTGCAGTGTTCTCTTTAACATCACCTGTTATACCTTCTTTACTTTTTAAAGCTGTATAATACTTTCTAATACCAGTCCAAATTACATATGGATTAGGAAGATTAACCATTTCTTTAAAGAAGTATGAACCATTGACTAATAGTATAACATCGCTTTGCAAAGCTTTGTCAGCAAAGCACAACGTTATAAATTTATCCCAGCCTGTAATATAGTCACGTATTGCAAAATCACCATTAATATATAAGCTATTTAATTCTGATTTAAAATTACTTTCATCTAAAGCTTTACCGATAAAGAACCCAATCGATTGGCAAAATTCTAGAAATTGTGTATCATTCTTAATACCAAATTGTTTAAGTACAACTGTTCGTTTCTTTGATGAACCATCTCCATAGTCAATCTTTGGTAGATTAGGGATTTTACGGAAAGTATTTAAGTCAGTTGAATCTTTCCATATTCTTTTTATTTTGATCATTTTCCCTTTACCATCATCTTGAAAAGTAATTGGTGATGTATCACCTGTATTCTTTACAAGTGTAGTATATAATTTTTTAGCTGCTTTGATTTCATCTTCTGAATATTGTGGTAAGTTAATGTCACTTTCCTTATCTGGATTTATAGTATATCCTTCGCTTACTGATTCGTATCTTGTCTTACGATCAAGTACCTTAGCAAACTCTCTATGATCTAAACCAAAGTGATCAGCTGCAATGTCTTGTATTCTTTGTTTGCTTAAGCCTCTTGAGATTACATCAGGATCTTTCCTTAATGCTCTCATCATAAGTAAGGCTGCTTTATACTTATCTTGGTGTTGGTGTCTGTATATCATTCGCTTTACCTTCTTCGGAAGCAAATCGATTATACGCATACCTGTATCTTCTTGTACCTTTTCGTTAAATTTTAACATTAATTGTGTTTTAACCATTCTTTAGCCCATCCATTCTTAGGCATTTGTTTAGACCATTTAGTAATCGTATTTAATACACCACGTATAATGGCTGGTGTTTTTTCCCTTACACTATTATC